GTTAATATGTCCTCCCCTAAAAACGTTGTTGAACAAACAAAAGTCTATAAATAAAATAATAAATAATTAAAACTCGGCTACCAAAATATAACGGGGGGCTAATTTATAGGGCTAGCTACCCACCAGATTCCTATAATTCAAAAATCGAACACGAGCATTTTAAAACTGCGCGTTGATAATTGACAGTTACAGGAATATGGTTTAGATGAAGTTTCCCAATGGAGACTATTAAGTCCACCCATTGATCAAACGTCTCTTTAGGATGTAAAGAAAGTTCTAAAATAGCATTATCTATATTTGAACACACAATGTTATCAGCTTCCTTTCCTTTCTTAGTCCATCTAAGCGATTCCATAATCGATTTTAGATCTTTCATCCCAACATAACGTCTCACAACAGGGGAAAAATAAAATCCCCTCTTCAGAAAACCAACATCTTTAAAAGAGCGAAAAGGTTGTTCAACCTTTCCTTTCTTATCAGTAGTATAAGTCATGTTCAATTCTGCCATGAACTCCACCAGTTTAATTTCATTAAAGAAATCATGGACGTGTGGAGCACAGGAAAAAATATTATCATCACCATAAACTACTAAAAAGTTATAGTCCCAAAATGACATCTTGAGAATAGGTTTATCTGCCGCTTCATACGGCGACTCCTCTACTGCTCTTAGCCAAGAATATTGAAACAAAAACAAATTGTAAAGACAATTTACAAAAACGGTAAATGGGTGTCCACTAGGTAAACTACCACGCCATTCATACAAATCACCACCATATACGTGTTTAGATTGAACTAACTCCAACCAAAGTAAACGCATAATTTCTTTTTGCTCCCCATCAACTTTTGAAACCATAACTATAATATCAAAAATCTTCCACAAAATGATCTCGTGTTGACGACCATCAAAATTCTTGAAATCACCAGAACCAAAGGCACAAAGATCTTCCTTCAAAGAAGGATGATCTTTGAAACCCATACTTCTGAGACGATCAGCAATTGTATGCCACTGTGAACTATATACATTCACTCCTACACACATTCCATTGTCAATCATATTTTCCATAAACCATTTACTGATACTCAGATAATGTTCTCTGAATTTCTGCAAATAG